ATACCTAGAACCAAATGATGACATTCAGTCATTTTCTGTTTTAAGAGCAGCATTAAATGCAGATGCATATAGTAAATTCAAAGCAAGTTATCCTGGTTATGATGAATCTATTATAAAGAATATATGGCAAATGCTTGGTGGAGCACCAACATATGGCGATATCATGGGTGTAAAAGAATCTGCATTTATAAAATCATGGTGGCAACAAGTCTTGCAAGAAGATGTCAATGAATTAGATGAACAAATGGCTGCTGGTTACATGACTCCAAAAGGCGCCCAAGCTCACAAGAAAAAAATTAAAAAATTAAGAAATTATCTAGACAAACAAGATGATTCTGGTTTTGTTTATGATTTTAAAAAATTTCCAAAAACAGTATTTGGTACACCTTATTTAACAGAAGGTGGATTAGCAGGTCATATGGCTCACCCATTTGATAAAGATAAATCAACATCATTGTCATTTGCAGATATGAAAGAAATGATAGCAAGAGGGTTACAAGGGAGATTGGATATTGAAAGTGCAGTAACTGAAAAAACTGATGGACAAAATATTTTTGTTACTGTTAAAGATGGACAAATTAAATTTGCCAGAAACAAAACTGAAAGACAAAATCCATTATCAGTAAAAGAATTACAATCAAAGTTTGCAGGAAGAGGACCAATATCAGATGCATTTGGAGAAGCTGGAAATGATTTAGCTGCAGCATTTTCAAAAGTAGGTCCTAAAAAATTACAAACTATTTTTCAAAATGGAAAAGTTTTTGCTAACATGGAAATTATTTATCCTGCTACTAAAAATGTAATACCTTATGAAGCGGCAGTACTTCAATTTCATAATTTAGTAGAATATGATGAAAATGGAAATGTAGTACAAACAGATTTATCTGGCGGTAATGTAGTCCAAAAAGCTATACAAGATGCAAATGCACATATGCAAAAAACATTTAATTTAATACCACCTCAAAAAATTAAAATAGGAGCTGTAGAAGATTTTCAAGATTATCAAGACGCACTATTTAAAGAATTAGATCAGTTACGAGATAAATATAATTTAAAAGATTCAGATAAACTTTCTGAATATCATAAAGCATGGTGGTCAGATGTTATAAGAGATCAAGCTCAAAAATTTAACTACGACATACCAGAAGAAATTTTAAAACAATTAGTAAATAGATGGTCATTTAACGATAAATCTAATACTATAGTTAAAATAAAGAAACAAATAGATAATCCAGAATTTTTAGAATGGGTATCTGCATTTGACAAAAAAGATTTTAAAAAATATCAAAAACAAAATATTGAACCATTTGAATCAATATTTTTGAAATTAGGAGCAGAAATAATGAAAAATGCTTCAAATTTCTTAGCTGCAAATCCATCGAAAGCAGTACAAGATATTAGAAAAGATATAGCACAAGTTATCCGAGATTTAAGGGCAACAAAAGATATATCAAAAATGGACTTATTGAAAGTACAATTAGACAGAATTAAAAGATTAGGAGGCTTTGAAAAGATTGTTCCGATAGAAGGTATCGTATTTACATATGGTGGAAACACTTATAAATTAACAGGAGCCTTTGCTCCTATCAATCAGATACTAGGAACATTAAAGTATTCTAGATAATATTTATATAAAAATAAACAGGTAATATTGCTATGGCTAAAAAATATAAACAACCGAAAAATGAAAAACATTCGGCTAGAAAAGATTTAAAAGATTATACAATTGACAAAGAAGTTGAAGGTATGGTACCTAATGCGTCTGGTGAAGCAATGCCAGAAGTTCCAAGAAAAGATGACAAACCAGTTATTGATGATGTTGAAAACATGGTTCCTAAAAGTAAACCAGCTGATGCTGTTTATCCTATAAAAGATATGGAAGATGGCGATCCAAAAATGTCTCAACATGCATTAAAAACATTGGTTAAAAATCAAAAAGAAGATGCAGAAGAATTAATAGATACCATGGCAAAAAAAGATGGCGGTTATATGTCTCAAATAAAAAAATTAACAAAAGAACAACAAGAAAAATTAGTTAGAGAACTTGTTAGAAGAAAAGTTATAAAGTTTTTAGCAGAGCAAGAGGATAAAGAGCAAAAGGATCAAGCAGAAGCACCAGAAGCAGAAGCAGAAGCTCCAGAAGCAGAAGCACCAGAAGCTCCAGAAACAGAAGCTCCTGAAGCAGAAGCACCAGAAGCAGAAGTTCCAACACCAGAAGCACCTGCAGAACCAACACCAGCTCCAACACCAGCTGCAGAAGAGCCAGAAGCTGAAGAAGAACCTGCAGAAGAAGAGCCAGAAACAGATGAAGCACCTGCAGAAGAAGAGCCAGAAGCTGAAGAACCTAGTACAAGTGGAGATGCTAGAGTAGAAAATTTTATAAAAGCATTAGATCAACAACCAAATATTATATTACAGATAAAAATGATTATGTCTGTACTAAATAGAATAATGGCAAATGATGATAGAAAACAAAAAATTGGAAAAATATCATTATTGAAACGTGTTGTTGATAAAGCTTTGCAACAACTATAAACAAATAAATTTACATATGGGTAATAAGTTACAAAACATAAAAGCCATTCGGCAGATGCTAGATGGTACACACAAATTTCAAACAAAAAAATCAACAGGATTTTCAGACGCAAAATCTTCTGCAGAAAAAAATAAAAAACGTGCAGTAGGAGACAAATGGGAAGAAACAGATCCTGTATCTGGTATAACATATGTTATTGAACAGAAAAATGGATTTCGTGTAAAAAAAGCAAAAAGTTCTGAAGCATTACAAGAAGTTAGAGATTATTTAAATTCATTTCAGAATTGTCCTAAAGAAACATGTACATGTACAACACCAAATCGTTTAGATGAAAAAATGAGAATTTATCATCAAATGTGTTTTGATTGTGTTATTGATATGGAGCATAAATTAAAATTAGAAGGCAAGTATGAAGAATATGAACAAAAAAAATTAGCAGAAAATAAAAAATCATGGCTAAAATCTGCAGAACAAGATATTAGATTATTAAAAGAGTTATATACACAAGCTACTACCGCTGTTACAAATGCAGATGGCTTAACAGAAAAAATAGAAGCTAAAATGACTCCAGAAGAATTTGAAAAAACAGTACAACAAAATTTTGAAAAGTTTAAAACAGACTTTATAAAAAATAATAATATAAATAATACAAACGAAAATGATTGATAAAATAAAAAAATATTGGAAAATAATCGTTGGATCTATTATTTCCATCTTTGGTATTATATTTATTTTTTCAAAAAATTACAATAAAAATAAATTAAATAATACAAATAAAAAAATTAATGATAATAAATCAAAAACAAATAAATTAGATGGCAAAATTGAGGAAGTACAGAAACAAAAATTAGATGTCAAGAAAAAAATAAATAAAACTAAAAAACAAATAGCTTCTTCAAAATCTGCAAAAAAATCTGTACCGAAGACTACTTCAAATAAAACTGCTAAAACAAAAAGCGAAGCTGTAGCTTCTGCAAAAGAAAATATCAAACGTCGAACTAGGAAATGAAAAAAATTTTTATTATATTATGTATATGGCCATTTGTCTTTTTTGGACAAGTACCTGATACATGTTTTACTAGTAATGAAATTATAGATATTTCAAATACATTAGATTCATTATATTATTTAGATTCTATCAATAATAATATAATTTCTAATCAAGAAAAACTTATATCAGAACTAGAACAACATATAGTTTTAGATTCACTTGAACTTAAATACACAAATGAGCAAGTTAAATTTTTAAATGAAACTATTGATTTGTATATTGAAAGAGAAAAGTATTTAAAACCAAAATGGTATGATCATAAATTTATATGGTTTTCGGCAGGAATAGTAACTACATTACTAACTGGGAAAATGATAGTTGAAGCAGTACAATAAATGTCCAATAAACAAGACATAAAAGCAATAATTCGTGAACAATACAAGAAATGTGCAGATGATCCTGTATATTTCATGAAACAATATTGTTATATACAACATCCACTTAAAGGTAAAATTAAATTTAACTTATATCCGTTTCAAGAAGAGACATTAACTGACTTACAACATAACCGATATAATGTTATTCTAAAATCAAGACAGTTAGGTATATCAACATTATCTGCGGGATATGCTTTATGGTCTATGTTATTCAATGAAGATTTCAATGTTCTTGTTATTGCAACAACACAAGACGTAGCAAAAAACTTAGTATCAAAAGTTCAGATAATGAATGAAAATTTACCTAGTTGGTTGAAAACAAATATTATTACTAACAATAAATTATCATTAAAGTTTTCAAATGGATCTGAAATAAAAGCAATATCAAGTGCATCAACTGGAGCTCGATCGGAAGCGTTATCATTATTAATAGTAGATGAAGCTGCATTTATTAGAAATATTGAAGAAATATGGGTAGCATCCCAAGCAACATTATCTACTGGTGGTGGTGCGATTGTATTATCAACTCCAAATGGTATTGGTAATTGGTTTCATCAGACATGGGTAGATGCAGAAGGAGACATTAATGGATTTAATACAATTAGATTGCATTGGGCATTACACCCCGAACGAGATCAAGCTTGGAGAGATGAACAAACAAGATTATTAGGAGAACGTGGAGCTGCTCAAGAATGTGATTGTGATTTTATTAGTTCTGGTCATACTGTTGTTGACGGATTAATATTACAAGAATATGAAACAAAATGTATTGATCCTGTAGAAAAAAGAGGATATGATAACGGGTATTGGATATGGGAATATCCAGATTATTCAAAAAATTATATAGTAGTAGCTGATGTTGCTCGAGGAGACGGAGCAGATTGGTCAGCATTTCACGTTATAGATGTTGAAACTATAACACAAGTTGCAGAATATAAAGGAAAATTACCACCAAAAGATTTTGGCAATATGTTAGTAACTGTTGCAACAGAATGGAATAATGCGTTACTAGCTATTGAAAATGCTAATATTGGATGGGCTGCTATTCAACCAGCATTAGATAGAGGATATGAAAATTTATTTTATACATATAAAGATGATGGATATGTTGACTTAGATATACAATTACGAAAAGGATATGATCAGAAGGATAAATCACAAATGGTACCAGGCGTTTCTACAACATCAAGAACAAGACCATTAATGATATCAGCATTAGAAATGTATATGCGTGAAAAAAGTCCTATCATTAAATCAAAAAGATTAATACAAGAATTATTTGTTTTTGTCTGGTTAAATAGTAAACCTCAAGCACAAATAGGTTATAATGATGATTTAGTTATGAGCTTTGCAATTGCATTGTGGTTACGGGATACTAGTTTGAAATTAAGACAGCATGGAATTGAATTAAACAAGCGAGCATTATCGCAATTTCAAAAAACAGATACAACAATTTACACTAACAAAGATCAGAGACCAGAAAATTCCTGGGATTGGAGTAACGGCCGAGATAACGAGAATTTGACCTGGCTTCTGTAGTTAGACATATTTATATAAAAAAAGAAAACAATGGCTTCATTAAGAAAACGTTTACGTAATTTATTTTCTACCAATGTTATCGTGCGAAAGTATGGTAAAGAAAAACTACGTGTAGTTGATACAAATCGCTTACAGTCTATAGGAAATTTATCACAAAGTAAATTAACAGACCGTTATTCTAGATTACATGGTAGTAGTAGAACTGGATATGGATCTTATGGTTCAGGGTATGGAGGATATGATTCAAATTATTATTCTCAACAAAATAGAATGCAGTTATATACAGATTATGAAATGATGGATAAAGATCCTATTATTTCATCTGCATTAGATATATATTCGGATGAATCTACATTAGCTGATCAATTTGGAGATATATTATCTATAAAAACAAATAAAACTCACATACAAAAAATTCTTTATAATTTATTTTATGATATTTTAAATATAGAATTTAATATGTGGCCTTGGATTCGAAACTTATGTAAATATGGTGATTTTTTCTTGAAATTGGAAGAT